TTTAATACGAATCATATCCACCATTGTAGTTGCTTCCATATCCTTGCGGAATAATATTGACGGGACCGTATTCTTCAATCACGTTTTCTTCAGCGAGTGCGTTTGCTTCAGCGAATGCATTTTCTTCGGCATAATCGTATTCTACAGTTGCGGGCGGTTCTTGTATAAACGTTCTTAATGTACTGAAATTGATTCGTCTATGATATTTAAATTGGTCTAGAACATGTTCATATGCATATACTACATCGTCTGGTTTATATAGAGATGGATGGTTTGTCAGTTGCGTATATAGAACCAAATCACTCGGTCTTCTAATAATGCGTTGTTTTCTTAGTAAATTGATTGCTGTCTGTTTTACCAGATTTAATTGTTGTGCCATTTTAATGATAGTTGCTTTAAGAATTTATTATTTATTTATTTTTAAATAGTATTTCAATTTTTTATTAAATAAAAATAACCAAAAGTATATTTATTTAATTTGTTAATTTGTTAATTTATTTAAAATTTGTATATTCTTCTTCTAATTTTTTATCTGTTACGAATTTTTTATATTTTTTTATCTCATTCTCACATGAATTACAAATCGCCTCGTAATATTTATAATTTTCATTCGCACTCAATCTTCCACAATAAGAGCCTAAAATAAATCCAAGGACAAAATACCACATTATTATATGAAATAAAATAATGTTTAAGTTATTTATAAATTAATTTGCTAATTTTGTAATTTTATTTATATATTAAAATATTAATAACTGCCGGTAGTACGGTAACCGTCACTACGACCTTCACCTATTTAGACTCCTAACCTGCACTGCCTAGTTTTATATATTCGGGGTCTTTTAGAATAAGTTGAGTTAGTTCTTTCAATTCTTTTTCATTCTGTGGAGAATATCTTGAAGCGTAATCAAATAATATATTTCCGAAATTTCGGGTAACTGAACTATATAACGAACGCTGTGCCATCCATAATCTTCTAAGTAGGGGGGACTTTGCATATTGAAGAAAACACGTGACCCATGGAGCCGATTCGGATACAACAAAAGCATTAGCTAAAAAAAAATTCTCCCATGCCTGAAATATTATTGCGGCTATATAATATGATGCAGTCAAGTCATCATGTTTTTTTGTAACCGTGTTACGATGGGATGCATCAATCTCTTTTTTTTGCCATGGATACAAAAAAGATTCAACTAAATTTGGACATAAACTTTGCTTTTCAACTAACTCTTTGTTAAGAGTTATCCATCCACGGTCAACTAATTGTAATGTTGTGTTTATATGCATTTGTTGAACATTCAAGTTTAGAACGGAATATGTTAAATAGACACCGAGTGCAACAAAAATTCCTGTAACTACTGGAATTTTATTCGTAAAACGGTCTAATTCAGAATTATGCTTTGTTTTTGTTGAAACCTTATATATAAGTACTACTAAAATTATACTACTTGCTACAGCCAATACAATAATATGTGTTTCGTACATATATTATTTATATATTAAAATAAATGAAATAAAATATGTAAAATCTATAAAATCTATAAAATATTTTTATAAACACGGTATTTCATCAATGTTCATGACAGGTTCATTCTTATCTACATTATTTTTGTTAATAACAAACTTGGAAAACTCTTTTCTCTCTAATTGTGCTTGAGGAGTATGATTATGAACTAATCTGGCAATCATCTTATACAATTTGAAGTCTGGATATCTCTCGGAACCATTGTTTTTATATAAAATATTGATTCCACTATCATCTGAGCACCACTCATTAATGAGCCGTGCAACCGGAGAACATTTTGATACATTTTGCGGCAATAATTCCTCCATATCTTCAACTACAAAATCAAAAATAGAACACGCCAATCGGCATAAATCAAAACTATAATTTGGTTCTAATCTCGGTTTTTTCTCATTAAAATATGGCTCTGTATTGTATTGCGTTGCGGCATCGGATCCTGGTTGAAAACTATCACTGCAAAATACTTTTTGGTCGTATTTATATATACTGCGTCCAAAATCAATAATCTTAAAAATGCGGCCATACGTAGGAACCTTGTAATGTTTCTTCTTATAGCAATAATATAAATACTTTTTCTTTGTAGCATTATACATTACATTATTGGTATGCAAATCATTATGCGTAAATGCAAATGCCTTTTGATATGTAAGTAAAATCATAATAATCTGCATTAATGCCGAAAAAAATTCTTCGTCTGGCAAATCTGGATTAGAATCAATTAAATTATCTAATGTGTCTTCACAACCTTCCATACAAATAACATTCACTGGGAATTTTGGTAGAGTTAATTCCACTTGCTGCTCTTCTTCTGAATATGAACTATTGCTATCTTCATCTTCCCATTCATCGTCATTCACAATTTCCTCCACCAAATCACATTGCCTACAATCGCCAACTGGGTTTGTTTTTGTATCTGTATCTAAAATATCCTCTGCATTTATATCAATATCCTCAGAATTTATATTTATTTTTACAGGGGTTGATGAATCCAAATCAACAGTAGAATCTTCACTATTAGATGTATGCGAAGTCCTGGAAGAACAAGTTGAATTTGATTTAATGGTGGTCGTTTTATTTGTTCCATCTACTAACATCATATTAAAGTCTGGAATTTCCAAAGACAATTCTTTAATATCCTGCAACGTTATTATATTTTCATTTGTTTTTTCGGCGGATTTTTCTTCTTTTTCCAAGTCTAATTCCGAAATAAATAAATTTTCATACAATTCCTCATTAATTGACTCAATAGATAGTTTTGATTTGTTAGACACATTTTTATCTATAACAATCAATGGTTTTTTTGTTTCATTTTCTGCCGGGTCAAGTAAAAAACTAAAATCCTCCACATGAAATAATTTATTTTTATTCTCATTAAAAAACTCGGATTTATCCAAATATTCAATATCATCTATTATATCTATTTTAAAATCGTTCTTTATAGACAAAAACGACCCGTAATAATCCAAACTATGTGAAAATTTATACTTGTGTAATAAAAGACTTGAGAGAAAAACAAAGTGCCCATCCACATAAGCCGAATTATTCGGGTCTAATAGCTTCGGATGTACATCACCATGGGTTGAATTATATTTGGGGAGGTCAAATAAATGCGGGTCATTTATATTATACTTGCCAATCAAATATTTGAATGGGTCCAAAAGAGGAGCCATTTTGAAAAAAACCGGTTTAACGATTTTTTTATCTGTTGCGCCCTCATAAATATTTCGTATCTGACATTTATACATATTTTTTACATCTTCATCTTTATGTAACAAATTATGCACATAAAATGTATTATTTAAATTCACTGTATTATAATTTGTCTCGTTTAACAGAAAAAATTTGTTATATATAGGTATATAATTTTGCGTATCTGTTAAATTTAAACCGTCTTTCTTTTGCATTGATTTGAATAAGTCACCATTTTTCCTTTTTTCATAATGAATCTTTAGATCTTCCATATTGAATTCCTAAATATTATATATTTTATTTAATAAATAATACATTCTAACTTATTTGTTTTGTAACTAATATATTATTCGTTATAAATCAAAATGATTTTTTCTAAATATTACATATCACACAATGACTCTCGAATTAAAAAAATTTGATATGAAAACTATTAGTTTTAAGCCAAATGAGCCCAAGGGGCCCGTTGTTGTTCTGATTGGACGTCGTGACACTGGTAAATCATATTTGGTGCGGGATTTATTATATTATCATCAAGATATACCCATTGGCGTTGTAATCGCCGGTACGGAAGAGGGCAACGGGTTTTACGGCAAAATGGTGCCGAAACTGTTTATCCATAACGAATACAACACTGCAATTATTGAGAATATTCTGAAGCGGCAAAAGTCGGTATTAAAGCAAATCAAAAAGGAGATCGAAGCATTTAAACGGAGTTCCATAGACCCGCGCGCCTTTGTCATTCTTGATGATTGCTTATATGACAACGCATGGTCGCGCGATAAGATGATGCGATTATTGTTTATGAACGGGAGACATTGGAAGATCATGTTAATCATCACAATGCAATTTCCGTTGGGAATTCCCCCAACTCTCCGCACCAATATAGACTACGTTTTTATTTTGCGAGAACCATATATCGCAAATCGCAAGCGAATCTATGAAAATTATGCGGGTATGTTTCCCACTTTTGAGTCTTTTTGTCAGGTGATGGACCAATGCACTGAGAATTACGAGTGTTTGGTCATAAATAACAATGCAAAATCCAACAAAATACATGACCAGGTGTTTTGGTACAAGGCGGATGCTCACAATGACTTCAAATTGGGGTCAAAA